AGACCATCAGTGCCTGGGCGCAGCTGAAGCACTACCTGTGGCTGGTCAAGATCATCAATCGCATCTATGACGATCCCGAGCATTGCCTGCGTGCGGCAAGGGGCTGGGACAGGCCGGATCTAATCGATCGGAGCCTGTGGTAGTGGCCGGCAAGCTCAACCCCCGCAACAGCGAGGTGGCCCGGCAGAAGATCCAGACCACCGTGATCCTTAAGCGCTTGCAGGATCATCACCTTGGCAAGCTGGAATTGAGCGATACCCAGATCAGCGTGGGCCAGTTCCTCATCAGCTACAGCCTGCCCAAGCCGGCCCAGACCGTGGAGAACGTCGGCACGGTGACGGTGAAGTGGCAGTAATCACCCTGCCCTACCGGCCTCGCATCTACCAGCGGCAGGCCTACGACAAGCTGCGGCGGTTCAACGTGCTGGTCTGGTCACGCCGTACCGGTAAGACGGTGTTCGCAGTGAACTGGGCCATCCGCAAGCTGATCGAGTGCAAGCTGCCCGACGCTCGCGTTTCTTACATAATGCCAACTTACAAACAGGCTAAGCGGGTGGCCTGGAACTACTTGAAAACCTTTACCGCGCCCATCCCTGGGATGAGGTACCTAGAGCAGGAACTGAGGGCCGTTTTCCCCGATGGCCGCGAGTTCTGGTTGCTTGGGGGAGAGGACTGCGACGCCCTCCGCGGTATTTACCTCGATGCGGTGGTCTGCGACGAGTTCGCGCAGCTCCCGCCCGCCCTGTGGGGTACGGTGCTGCGCCCGGCCCTGGCTGACCGTGAAGGGGCGGCGCTCATCATCGGCACGCCCTTTGGCATGGCTAACCAGTTCCATCAGTTCTACGTCCAGGCCCAGGGGCTGCCCGGCTGGTTCCGCAGCCTGCTGACCTGCCGGGACACGGACGCCATCAAGCCGGAGGAGCTGGAGGCCCTGAAGCGGGAGATGAGCCCCGAGGAGTTTGAGCAGGAGATGATGTGCTCGTGGGTTGCCAGCGTGCGCGGCGCCTTCTTTGCGAAGGAGCTAGCACAGGCAGACGCTGAAGGCCGCATCACCCGCGTGCCCCGGGACGCCCTGCTGCCAGTCCATACCAGCTGGGATCTGGGCATGGCCAACCGCACGGTGGTCTGGCTGTGGCAGACGGTCGGGGCCGAGATCCGCGCCATCGGCTGCCGGGCCTACAGCTCCACGGGCCTGCCGGCCATCATTGCGGACCTGCAGCAGCTGGGCTACAGCTGGGGCAGCCACTACGCCCCGCACGACGCCCAGGTGCGGGAGCTAGGCAGCGGCAAGAGCCGTATGGAGATAGCCCTGGCGCTGGGGATGCGCTGGACCATAGCGCCCCAGGTGGGCCTGCAGTCCGGCATCGACCAGACCCGGGCCATGCTCAGCCGGGTGTGGTTCGACGCTGAGCAGTGCAAGGATGGCATCGAAGCCCTGCGCCTTTATCGCACTGAGTATGACGACGAGCGGAGGGTTTTTTCGAACGCCCCGCTCCATGATTGGACGAGCGACTACGCAGATTCAGCACGTATGTTCGCGGTCGGCAGCCAGGGCAAGGCGCCCGGCTGGGCACCCCTCGATTACCGCCAACTGGATAGGGCCGCGATATGAAAATGACCGACGACGAGCTGCTGACCATCCTCACTCGGCGCATCGCCAACGCCCAGCAGGATGGCATGAGTCAGCAGGACCACAAGCAGGCCCTCGACTACTACCTGTGCCGCCCTCGCGGTGACGAGCTGGCCGGCCGCAGTGTGGTGCAGAGCGCCGATGTGGCCGATATGGTGCACGCGACCATGGCCCAGCTGATGCCCGCCTTCACCGGCGACCAGGTGTGCGAATTCGAGCCGGACGCTGAGGGCGATGAGTCACAGGCCCGCCTGGAGTCGGACGCCGTGAACAAGGTCATGATGGAGAGCAGCCGGGGCTTTGTGGTGTTCTATGAGGCAATCAAGGACGCCCTGATCCTCCGCAATGGCGTCATCAAGGTCTACGCCGAGGAGGAGCCCTACAGCGACTCTGAGTCCTACCGGGACCTGTCGCCCGACCAGTCGGCGGCCATGGCGCTGGAGGGCAAGACGGTCACGGACCGGGGCGAGGGCCAGTATGAGGCGGTGCGGAGTGGCACCCGGCTCCGGGTCCGCATGAAGTCTATCGACCCGATCAACTTCTACGTGGACGCCGACGCGGACTCGATCCTCCTGGATGATGTCGCTGGCACCTACGAGCGCAAGGTGCTCCCGCGGGGCGACCTGATCGAGATGGATCTGGACCGCGAGCTGATCGAGTCGTTGCCCACCTACATGGGCGGCAGCAACGTGGCCGACCAGGTGCGCTACCAGCAGGGGGTGCGGTCAGTCCCGGTGCCCAGCGGGTGGGCCGCGGAGCTGGTTGAGGTCTGGGACTCCTACATCCGCCTGGACCGCCAGGGCAATGGCGAGCTGGAGCTGCTCCGCACCCTGTCCGGCCGGGGCGCCCTGCTGCTGGTCGAGGATGCCCAGATGGTCTGCTATGCCACCGGGACGGCGTTCATCCAGCCGCACCGCTGGACGGGGCTGAGCCTGTATGACCTGGAGAAGGGCGTCCAAGATGTGAAAACGGCGACCCTTCGCAGTTACATTGACAACCTGAAGCAGTCCCGCACCGCGGCTAACAGCCAAGTGGTCAACATGGACGACCTGACCACCGAGCGCCCCAAGGGCATCGTCAGGGTCAACGGCCCCATTGCCGGAAATATCGGCGACCTGTCGGTGACCGACATGGGCCCGAGCGCCCAGGCCCTGCTGGGCTACATGGACAAGGTGCGGTCAGAGCGGGGCGGCGCGGCGCTGGAGATGGCCAGCGGTGAGCCGGGCCTGATGACCAGCCAGATCGGGGCCCAGAACGTGGCGGATGTGCTGACCAGCACCGAGCTGCTGGGCGCCATGATGGCCAAGACCCTGGCGGAGACGCTGGTGCGGTCGGCTTTCCTGTTGGTGCATAAACTGCTCCGCACCACGGTTCTGGAGCCCATGACGCTGCGCCTGGCAGACCAGTGGGTGACGATCGACCCGTCCCAGTGGCGGGCCCGGGAGCGGATCAACATCAAGGCGGGGCTATCGCCTGGCGAGCGGCGCCGCAAGGCGCAGGCCCTGGAGGGCGTTGTGGCGCACCAGATGCAGCTGATGTCTGCCGGCCTGGACGGGGTGCTGGTCTCAATGCCAAACATCTACGCCACCCTGCGGGACTGGTGCAGCGCCCAGGGGATCGACGCGGGTGAGCGGTACTTCACCGACCCCACCGGGCAGGCCAGCACCCAGGCGGTGCAGGGCAAGATGCAGCAGCAGCAACAGCAGCAGCAGCAACAGCTGCAGCTCATGCAGGCGCAGCTCCAGCTCGAGGGCCAGAAGGTCGAGCTGGAGAACCAGAAGCACCTGCTGGACAAGTACATCGCGGACCAGAAAGTCCGGTTCGACTACTGGAGGGAAAGCCTCAATGCCGAGATCGAAGAAGCCAAGCTCACCGCCACCGTCACCACCGACCTCGCTGCCGCCCAGTCTGAGGGCCGAGCCCGATCTGCAGCTCGACCCGAAACAATTGGCGGCGGTGCTGGCGGCGCTCAACCGATGTGAAGCCCGGCTGCGGAGCCGGTACTTCGACAGCTGGCTAAAGGCGCTGAATGACCCCGAGGGCACGCGGGTCCGGGCGGCCCTGTTGAACGAGACCTTCCTGGAAATACGCGGGGACTTGACCAGTGGAAACTGAAAGCGTAGAAACGACTCCAGCAGAGGCCCCCGAGGCGGCCGTAGAGATACGGAACGATCGGGACGCCATCAAGGCGGTCGAAGCCCTGCTAGGTGCCCCGAGCACCGCTGAGCCTGAGAAGGCCCAGGACGACCCCGAACCGGCAGAGATGCCCGGTGACCTGACCAGCCTGGCTGAGAAGCTCAAGGCGACCCCTGACAAGCTCTACGCGCTCAAGGTGCCCATGGCGGACGGTGAAAGCCGCACGCTGGGGGAACTGAAAGACGGTTTTCGCACGGCTGACCAGCTCCGGGTCGAACGCGACGAGGTGCAGATTGAGCGCACCTCCCTGGAGACGGAACGCCGGCAGGCTTTCGAGGAGCTCCAGGCGGTGGCCCGGCAGATCCCGAACCTGAGCCGCGAGGCCATCGAGGCGGTGCGTGAGCAGCATTCACGACGAATGCAGTCGGAGCTGTCGCTGCTGCTGGAAGCGGTCCCCGAGCTGAAAGACCCGGTGCGGTGGGCGGCCGAGCGACCAGTTGTCGAGGAATGGGCCAAGGGCTTCGGCTTCACCCCGGCAGAGCTGAATGAGATTACGGACCACAAGGTCCTGCGGGCGCTGCGTCATGCCGCCCTGCGGGATCGGGACTTGAAGGCAGAGCGGGTCAAGCCCCCGGCCAAGGTAGCCCAGGCACCGCGGCCGGCCAGAGGACCCAGCCCGGCCATGGAGCACGGCAGACTAAAGGCAGCGGTGACCACGCGCAGAATGCAGCCGGTCACAGCGGTAGAGCAACTTTTAAGAGGACAGTGACATGGCAGTTAATGGCGCATTGGATGTAGTCGAGATTCGGGCCCTGACCAGCGGCGGCAACATCCGCGAAGATCTGATGGCCAAGGTCTGGGATGTAAGTCGGACCCCTCTACCGTTTCAAGACGCCATCGGGACCGGCACCTGCACCAGCGACCAGCACGAGTGGACGATCGACAAGCTGGGCGTAGCGGCAGCCAATGCCTGGGTGGAGAACGCCAGCGTGCCGGCGTCAGGCACCGCGTCTGCACCGACTGATATCGGCAACAGCGCCAGTCAGTCCGCGGTCATCCGAGCCCGTAACATCTGCCAGATCAGCGCCAAGGCGGTCAGCGTCTCGCTGCGGTCGCAGGACGTTCAGACCAGCGGCAACACGGCGGGCCTGGCGTACCAGGTCATGCAGCGCCAGCGCGAGCTGAAGCAGGACATGGAGTTCATCCTGCTGAGCAACACCGCCAGCCTGGTCGGCAACGCCACCACCACGGCGCCCCTGCTGGGCGGGTATCTGAGCTGGGTCGAGGATAAGACGGCCCCGACACAGAACCTGTTCGTTTCGGCAGCGGCCACGCCCAGCGCGGACGGTGGCTATGACCAGACCACCAAATTGACGGTGGCAGCGGCCAGCACGGCCACCCCGGCAGCGGTCAGCGAGGCCGACCTGCGGGATGTGATCGAGGCGATCTACAACGGCGGCGCCGAGGCCAGCATGGCCATGATGCTGCCGAGCATGAAGCGCATCGTGTCCCAGTACATGTACACCTCCAGCGCCCGCATCGCCCAGCTGACCAGCGAGGTCGGTCAGGGCAAGAGCGGCCAGGATGTGGCCCGGGGTGCGGTGAGCGTGTTCATCAGTGATTACGGTGTCGTGACCTTGATGCCCAATCGGTTCTTCCCCAAGCAGGCCAGCACCACCCACGACTTTATCGCGGTCTTTGACCCGATGTATCTGTCGGTGGATTACCTGCACGGCATCAGCGTCACCGAACAGGCGGTGCAGGGCCTGCAGGAGCGGCGCAATATGTTCGCCGACTACACCCTGCGCTGCTCCAGCGACCAGGCGATCGGGGCCATTGCGGACATTTCACCGACTGGTGCGATGACGGCCACCTAATGGCTGAGGGCCTGATCCTGAACCCTGACTGGGCCGAGCCGGTTAAGACCCGGCTTGTGCCCAACGGTCAGGAGCTGGTGGGCGAGATGATCCAGCCCGGGGCCACGGTCATGCTGGAGGGCATCCAGACGATCCGTGACAACCGGCTGGCCAAGGCTTTCGACTGGGGCCGCTCTGAGCTGGAGATCCCGTTTATCCAGCTGGAGAACCTGCAGCGCAAGTACCCGGAGCTGGCCAGCCCTGACGGCGGCATCAAGCTGAAGGCGTGGAAACAATTCTTGCGGAACCCCGAGTCCCTGCCCTACCGTGTGCGGACGGGCGGGCGATTCCAGGGCCGCAGCGTAGGAGGCATCTGATGGCCGGTAACAGCGAGGGGCCCGGTGTGGCCCTGAACACCACCCTGGGTAAGACGCGCATGGGGACACGCAACGCCCGGGCCTATGCCGAGGGCCGGCTGGGCACCCCAGCGAACCCCCACGTGGCAGGCAGCGAGGCCAGTGATGTCTGGATCTATGCCGACGCCAACAAGGCGGACGCGACCAAGAAGTTTGAAACGGCGGTGGCGTGATGGCCAAGCTGCGCCCGTTATTCACGCCGGGCGGGAGTCGGGGCAGTGGCCGACCTGCCGGCGCGCCGTCCATGGTCAGCGGCGTGCCGACCAATGCCGCCTTCTATTTTGAGGACTTCTACAACTTCGACTTTGCCACCAGCGGCAACCCCAGCTGGCTGGTCAGCAACATTACCGGCACCGGCACGGTCACCCCGGCGAGTGGCAACCTGTCGACCTCAGCCGGGATCATCACGGTGCAGTCGGCAGCGACCAGCGGCGACGTAACCATGGTCAGCAGCAATATTCGGGCTACCGGCAGTGCGGGCAGCTTCGGCAGCACCGCCGTCCACAACCTGGCCTTTCGACACGTCGCAGCGAGCAGCTCGTTAGGCCGGCAGGGCATTGGTTTTGTTGATTACGCCACGGCACTGGGGACCAACTGGCTGAACGCGCCCGGCACGGCCCTAACGGGGACCGCCTATCTGGTACTGGTGCGGGACACGGGCGTGACCCCGGCGGGCGGTGCGGCGGGTGACTGGTGCCTGTTCTGGGGCGATGCGGCGAGTGACAACGTGGTGCCGCTGGGCAGTGCGGGCACCTGGGCGGCGGCATATGCCACGTGGGAGATTGCCTACGACGGGGCCGGCTATCGCGTTTACAAGGACCGGGTGCTGGTCACCAGCTTCACCCCTGCTGCCGCGCTCACCGGCCAGCGTTTCGAGTTCGGGTCGCAGACCCTGACAGCAGCGACCCGGAGCATCGTCTGCGACCTGATCTACCAAGAAACGGCGCTTACGGTAGTTCGCTAAGATGCGCCGCCGGGCTGCCACCGGGGGGCTGACGAGCAGGATCCGGGCCGCGTGGGTGCCGGACCCGCCGGATAACGTCATCCGCGCTGGCGTGCCCCCGGTGCGCTGGTCAGAGCCGGGCTTTAACGTCCACAAGTGCCTGGTGGTCTACAACACCAATGTGAGCTGGTCCGAGGCGGGCGCTGATTACTGGGCCCAAAAGCACGGCGTGGTCAGTCACAAGCTGGGCTTCCCGCTGGGGGCGTCAGTGCCCAGTGCCGACACCCGGCTGGACGGCACCAGCGACAATTACGCCAGCATTCGCCAGCCCATCTATGACTACTGCGTGGCTAATCAGATCGAGGCGGTCTTCGCGGCCCCCGGGACGCCCATGACCATGCGCCTGCTGCGCTCTGGCGGCGGCGGTGACACCAGCATTAACTTCCCCAGCTACCTGGGCTCGATTCGTTACCTGACGGAATGGGCGGTTAATTACCAATCGCTGTACGTCAACCCGATTGAGCTGCTGTGCTATACGCTGCCGGCGACCAATCCCAAGCCGTACTGGGAGCCGACTGGGCTGGCGGCGCTGGTGGACAGTGACGATCGGACCAATGATCTGGGCTATGAGCAGAATTTCTACCACCCATCGCGGTCGGCGGGTGGTCTGCTGGCCCGTAAAACGCCCAGGCTGATCGATGGCAGTATCAGCAAGGTGGTGGGGCTGCCCGGTCGCACCTATGCCGTACCGCCCACGTACCGCCCGCCTGCCGGTCTGCCGTTCATGGCCTGCGGGCGCATTGGCCGGCCCCGGTTTGGGGCTGATGCCAGCCTGCCCACGGAAACGCTGGCGCTGGCCACGGCAGTGATTGACCAGGCGGCGGCGAATGAGCGCAACTTTGACCAGATCAAGCGCGAGGGTTTGGCGCTCGAGCTGGGCGTGAGTACCCGGGTAGCAATCTTTATGCCGGATGAGGAAATAACCACCATTTACGACTACGCCCGGTCCCTGGGCTGGAACGCCAGCTATTACACCAAGGATCTGACCAGCACCTTTTCAACCACCCTGACCCCGGCAGCCGGCGAGACCTACAGCCGGGCTAGCCTGCTCAGCGGCGGTGTGGTGGGGCGGCCCTGCTGGGCGCTGCTGGGCTACGCACTGGAGAATGAGGCTATTAGCAATGCGTCCCTGCAGGCTGCCTACAGCTACCACCCGGGCGCCTGGTGCTACGAGGGCACCTCATTCAGCTACCTGCACGTGGGGCGGCTGCAGAAAGGCGGCGGCGTGGGCGGTCTGGCCCATACCGGAGAGCCCTTTGCCGATGACGCGGGCGGGGTCTGGCAGTTTTTTTACAACCTGATGCACGGCATGACGATGGCTGAGGCACATTTTCGCGGCACGCACCAGATGCCGTGGCAAAGTAGCGTGGTGGGCGATCCGCTGTACCGCCCGATGGGAGGCCCTGAACCGTGAGTACCTACACCGCACTGCAGGCCGATGTGGCCAGCTACCTGCACCGCACTGACCTGAGCTCCGGCAGCCCCACGCCCATTCAGAGCTTTATTGAGAAGGCCCGGCTGCGGGTGGCGCGGGATCTGCGCTCGCTGGAGCAGGAGTCGACCAGCACCCTGACCGGCCCCACGGCGGACGTGTTCGCCCTGCCCACCGACTTCATGGAGGCCCGCAAAGTGCATAGCGCCGGGGTGCCGCTGCGGTCGGTCAACTTCGACGAGATCACGTACTGGACGGCGGCCAGCAGCCCCTACGTCTACTGCATCTTCGGCCGCAACCTGTGGAGTCCGGGCGCGACGACCATCAGCCTGGGCTACTTCAAGATCGAGGCGGCCCTGACCAGCGGCGCGACCGAGCACCCCACCATGGCCGCCCAGCCGCAGATCTGGCTGTATGCCAGCCTGGCGGAGGCGGGGCTGTACATCAGGGACTTTGAGCTGATGGACCGCATGACGCAGGCCTACAGCGCCGAGGTGCAGGCGGTGAACGCCCGCGCCGAGCTGGCCCGGCAGGGGACGGCCCCGAGCATGATTAGCGACAGCCTGTCAATCCAGAGCATGGCGATCCTGTAATGGCGTGGATCCCATACCGGCTGAGCGGCTACGCCCCGGACATCCCGGCGGATGCGCTGCCGGCTGAGTTGTGGTCCTACCTGGAGAACGCCCAGACGCGGGACGGGGTGGCCGAGCGGGCCATTGGCGACCAGGACAAGGCCATCACCAGCACGCCGATCTGCCGGCACGAATACGCGGTGCCCTGCAACACCAACTCCGGGGTGTCCGGGCTGGTCTATGGCGGTGACGACTACGCCGGGCCCCGAGCGCGGGTGGGCACCTATTACGTGGGCATTGGGCACGTGGACATTACGCCCGGGGGCTGGGCGGCGACGGCGACGGGCGGGCGGAACTACTGGACGGGCGGGCCCTTCAGTACGGGGGTGCTGCTCAATGACGTGACCCACGACCCCATCTGGATCAGCACGGCCAGCGCGGTCACGGTCATCACAGCCATCAACTTCAACGCCCTGCGGCCCTACAAATACATGGCCATTGGCATCG